TATCCCACATGATACTTGGTAATTCCCACACGCTCCAATTCTTTGAGAAGCCGAATCGTCTCCTTGAGGCGATCCGCCTTACACTTATCCATCTATAGGGTCTAGACTGTCGCGTTTAAGTTTCCAGTAGAGAGTTCTTTAGAGAGACAAATGGTTCGTGTCCGACTCCGCCTAGGATCCTACGCAACCGATCCTGTTCCTGTCCTAGCCCAACTTCGTGCCTCCAGACCTACAGAAGTTATCCTAGCAACGGAAGCTCCTACGACCGATGCCGAACGCGCCTACTTACTGCTTTTTGAAGAGTTCAAACCGACGTTCTATCACGGGCCCGACCTGGAACCTGCCGAAGGCACCTATGATATTGGACAGCTGGCGATTCCTGAAGAACTTCTTCCTGTCACGGGCGAATATTTACAAAGTCTCTGTGATTATACTGTGATCAATAGAGAGCTCTCGCATCCCGCCATTGATTTGGCAGTTCCACGCAGCCGACAACTCTTTGTAGAAGATACATGGAACGTGAATCCCACGAGCCTCTTTGTCTATCCTGAACCAGGCTTCTTAGAAGCTGTGGTAGAACGTGGTCTCAAACCCCGCCTTCTCGTAATACATAACAGTGACAATCAAGCCAATTATGATGTACTACTACCATATCTAGAAGCAAATCCAACCATGTATGTCTGGTTACAGAATAATACTGTGACACATCCTCGTATCCGTAGTCTCCCAATAGCAGAACAAAATAGTTTATGGCGAGGTGGAAGAGCGAATGGCGAACCATCCGTAAAAACATCTAGAAAGGCCGAGCGCGAATATGCAATTGTCTATCCGTGGTGTTCTCTAACGAATCGAATGAGGCCTATATGGTATGAAAAGGCAAAACTCTCGAGTCGCAGAGATATGATGATCTTCGCGCGACTCCCAAAAGAAGATTACACGGAAGCTCTCGAATCTTCTACGGCTGTGGTATGCCCTCCTGGAAATGGCTACGATACACATCGCTGCTGGGAAAGCCTCTATATGGGTGCGTGGGCAATCGTTCACGATAACGCACACACACAATGTCTTTTAAAAGAATATCCCTCTCTCCCACTGTTACCTATAGAGGATACGGCCGATTTGGAAACAATTCAAATACCCGAGCCCCCAAGCCCCTTTCACCCCATGCTACTCCGGACCTATTGGGATATTCTTTTTGCGTCTTATATATTAATTTAAGAAGTGAATACAATAATATGAGTTATAAAGATCATCCATTTTATACACATCAACCGTTTTTTATTGAAATACTAAAAAATACGAGTGGTAATATACTTGAATGTGGTTGCGGAGAAGGAAGCACCTACATGATAAAAGATCAAATTAAAAATACCAATAGGAAACTAGTATCGCTGGAATCGAATTTAGAATGGTTAAAAAAATATACACATTTAGCCGATGAATCTCATACATTATATCACGTAGATGCAACGAACAGTGATACTATAGAAACTGGAAAGAAATGGATAGAATGCATACAAAAAAATAACTTGGACAACTTTGAAATTGTGTTCATTGATTCAAGTCCTTGGTTATCAAGAAAATGCTGTTTTGAATATTTTTTAGACAAAGCTAAGATAATTATTTTTCACGATTTTGATTATTTTCCTAATAATAATATAATTGGAAGCGTCTCAAATAAATATACCATATATGAGAATGGGGTCTATAAAGAAAAAATTACTTGTGACTTGGATGACGTAGTTAAGAATTACAAGCTTTTTTATCCTCCAGATGAATATTTTGCAGGGGCAACTGGGCCACCAACCTTAGTCTCTAGTAATACTATGGATGATCTTGAATTTCAAAGACTTATTCGCAAGATTGAAACAAATATTCCCTCCTATTATACCTAGACAGCTAGACTTTTACTTCTAAGATCCGCAAAATGTTCTCTCAGCCAGGCATGAAACGAGATAAAATCAAGATCCGTTCTACGCATTTCTACAAGATTTACACCGTATGATTTTTCCAATAGACGAAGCTCATAGACATCTGGATAGTGCTCTAAAGCAAACTGGAAGTAGATTTCCTGTTCTGACATACCAGATTTATCATATCGATCAGGCTCTACACATTTCAGTAGAGCTTCCCACATAGGACATTCATGTTCTTTCTCTACTCGTTTAAACAAATCATCTAGAATCTCTCGGTTATACATCATACAGTCTGTTGTTCCAGACTCTTTGGATGTATTCTCAAATTCTTTGGGGAGAAGCTTTCGCATATGTGTGAAATATTCTGGCACATACATTCCACCATAATCAAAAAGGAGTTTCCCATTCTTGAAAAACTCTATAGAGCGCAAGAAAACCACGTCGCTATCCGCTATCAAAAAATTCGGCAAAAGATCTGGAATAACTTTATATGCATAATATTTCAATAGCTGCTGATAATACCATCCCTGCCGATTATTCGTAGAATGAATATGGCGTGATACATCTTCAAAAGAAAATGGGAAGGATGCCTCGGGAATCCATATACATTCTTCGTCAGGATCCTCCTTGCTTATCACATACATCTTACGCAAACCTCGAGTATTCTTACGGAGACTTTCCAGACAATACGGAAGAATGATGGCGTCCTTGGAATGATAGGGAATGATCGCGTCAAATTGTTCTATATACTCTGTTGACATCCTTTAGAAAAATGAACTCTAACAATGTTCCACTAGTTTTTATACATATCGGAGACGCACCTCCAGACTATGCCAAACGCGCTGTTCTCCAGGCACGCCGCTGGAATCCAAATGCCCCTATATTCTTTCTAAGTTCCGCCATTCCCGCAAGCTACGGGGCAGGAGAAGAATGGATCTATATCGATAGTATTCCCAAAACAGATGCGCACATCCGTTTTCTTGAAACATCACGCCTTAATTCTACATGGCGGGGTGGATTCTGGCGCTCAACTACAGAACGCCTTTTTATCTTGGAAGATTGGATGCTACATCAAGGAATCAAAGAATGTATCCATATGGAAAATGATATTATGCTCTATACGGAGTTCAACCGGCTGCTACCTGTTCTACGAAAAGGCAAGGGCCTTTCCACGACCTTCCAAGGACAGGGCGTAAAACGCGATCAAGTGCGCGTTTGTTTTGCAGTGCTCTATGTGGCCCGCCAGGAAGCTCTATCCAACCTCCTCGTATTTCTCTCCAATCCATCCAGTACAGACGAAATGCAACGAGGCGGTGACTACTGGGATGTTACGCCTGAAGATTGTTCCCTACTTCCTACGGCACCCGTTGGAGTCACACTCATATCTGAAACGTATCGCAGCTGGTATGAGAATCCGGAATTCCCTGTGATCTTTGATGCGGCAGCCTACGGGCAATACCTGGGTGGTATAGATCCGAGAAATGGCTCAGAGGGCCCAGGGTTCGTGAATCTCGACACAGATTTCCGAACCGATCAATTTCAATATATATGGCGGATGGATTCGCTCGACCGACGTTATCCAGTTCTACAGGATAAAGACGGTAGGGAATGGAATCTTGCAAATCTTCATATACACTCAAAAGAGTTGGAAAAGTTCTAACATCCACAACCACTCGCAGAATACGAGTTACATATTTGTGACCCAACTGTGACTTGTTGTCTTTCTTCATAGGAGGGATACTTCACTACGCCGGAATCCCCAAGCCCCTTTCATCCAATGTTGCTCCGAACCTACTGGGATCTTCTTTTTGCTTCTTATATCTATAAATAAGACGAATAGCTGTCACATGCCCTTGGGGAAGATACAAATGGGTTCCGGCGGTATGGGTTTGGGAAAAACCAGGGTCTGAGCTTCTTTACATAAGATTATCTATCTCATAAATAAATGATCGAGAAAAATATATTTCAAACATGGCATACAGACAAGCTTGATCCTACTATACAGACCCGAATCGACAAATTTAAAAAGGAAAATTCAACATATACGTATAAACTCTACCTAGACGCAGATATAGACCGTTTTGTAAATGAAACATATCCTGGAGATATTGCCGAGGCATACAATCGCCTCAACATTATTGTAGCAAAGGCTGATTTCTGGAGATATCTCGTTTTATACACATACGGTGGGGTATATGTAGATATTGATTCCAATATTGAAAAACCACTGGATACACTTATACGCGATGAAGATGAAGCTGTTATAACATATGAAATGAGACCAGGAGTGCCTATCGCATATGTTCAATGGGCTCTCATCTTTAAAAAGGGGCATCCCATTCTAAAAAAGACAATTGACATGATTGTTGATAATATAAAAAACAATAGGCATCCGAATAATATTCTTAATATGACTGGGCCTATTGTCTTTGCAGATGCCATTAAGGCAGTTCATAGGGAACTTTATCAAGAAGACCCACCTGAAATAGATCACGCGATAGATAAGACATACAATAAAAATGGTATATCCTATCGTATATATGGCGTTGATTATAATGGACATTTAAGTTTTAAAAATCTAAGTGAACACTCTTTACTACACCCTACTGGAAATACATATTGGCATACTCAGAAAAAGCCCCTACTCAAAGGAGGAAAACGGCGCAAACGAAACCGTAAAACAAAACGGCGTAGACGTTTATTTACACCCGCAACCCGTCGCAGAACACGAGTTACATATTTGTGAGCCAACTGTGACTTGTTGTCTTTCTTCATAGGAGGGATACTTCACTACGCATCGCGTTATAGAGCTACACGTGCTATAATTACACGCCGCTTGGGTCGAAAGTGTATTTATCCTATAATATGTATAAATCGTCTGGGATTGTTTCCTACGGAGAATATCACTTGAATCCATCTAAACAGATACCATAGATTCTTTATAAGAATGTGCGGTATTTGGTGTTGCGTGGGAGCCGTAGAAGAGAATGTCTTACAAAAATGCCTGGCGACATTGGAGGCACGGGGGCCTGAAGGAACACGAAGCATACAGGTGGGGGATGTAACTCTTGGATTTACACGGCTCGCGATAAATGGCCTCACAGACGCGGGTATGCAGCCCATGGAAAAGGATGGGGTTGCCTGGATATGCAATGGGGAAATTTATAACTGGAAAGAGCTGGCACGTGATTATAATATTCCGATACAATCCGGATCAGATTGTGAGATTCTCGGGGCATTATATTCGCGATTTTGCGAACTGGACATACCCCTGCGAGAGTTTTTCCGCGCCCTTGACGGCGTATTTGCCCTTGTTCTTGTCGATACTATAAGAGGAAGGGTTGTTGTCGGACGTGATCCATATGGAGTGCGCCCCTTGTACATGTACAAAAAGGGTGGTAGCCAGTATTTTGGATCGGAGATGAAATCACTGACAGCGTTGGGAGTTCCTGAAGCCTTTCTACCGGGCCATTATCAAATACTTGGCAAAGGATGCGACCACCTATATGAAGCATATCATGAAATCCCGTGGATGACAAACCCAGCCTTGAAGAATGATGAGGACGCGCTGCGGACTATTCGGGAAAGCTTCCGAAGCGCCGTGAAGAAACGCCTCATGACAGATCGGGAGGAACTGGCCGTGACATTGAGTGGCGGATTGGACAGTAGTCTCGTAGCGGCTGTGGCCGCGGCGGAATGGCAGGCGGTGGGAAAAGGGCCGATACACACGTTTAGCATTGGAATGGCCGGTAGCACGGATCTTTCGTATGCCCGAAAGGTAGCCACCTACATCGGCTCGATTCATACGGAAATTGTGAAAACCCCCGAAGAGTTCTTTGCAGCTATTCCAGAGGTTATCCGCGACATTGAATCGTTTGATACTACAACGGTCCGCGCCTCTGTAGGAAACTGGCTAGTGGCCAAATATATTCGGGAACATTCGCCCTGTAAGATTGTCTTGAACGGAGACGGATCCGATGAAGTCTGGGGATCTTACTTGTATTTTAAGAATGCCCCCTCCAATCATGCCTTTGAAGCGGAAGTCACACGCCTTCTCACCGATATTCACATGTTTGATGTTCTCCGCTCCGATCGCTGTATTTCCTCGCACGGTCTAGAACCTCGCACTCCCTTTTTGGATAAACAATTTGTCGCAGTGGCCCGAAGTATTTCTAGCGACAGACGACGACCTGGTGTATTTCCTGAAAAGTGGATACTGCGTCGGGCATTTGAATCTATGAATATACTTCCATCCGAGGTTCTTTGGCGTAAAAAAGAGGCCTTTTCCGACGGGGTTAGTGGGACGGAAAAATCCTGGTATGAAATCACACAAGAGATGTCAGAAGCTATTGTCGGGGATGAATGGGTGGGAAGAGCCGATACGCCCGAAAAGTATTATTATAAAAACCTCTATACCGATTTGTATGGAGCTGCTAGTGCATCGGTAAATGTTCCCTATTTCTGGATGCCACGCTGGTCACCTGGCGCAACAGATCCCTCTGCACGAACGTTGCATGTCTATACATCATGATGAGGGTTATACATCAGAACTATGTGTGTGACAGCGGATAAGACGAAACATAGAGCAGAACATTGAAACCAGAGTATGAAATCCCCATTCGCGGGAGAATATGCGAATACTACAGCACTTACGAATAACAGAGTGAGGCCCAATACAGTAAGAGAATAGGAGGCCTGATGATTCAGATGGTGATTGTATGCGTGAATAGGGTATAATTCATCCATTCTTTGTGCGATACATTCACCTTGGACGATTTGCCTCGTAAAATTTATCATCCTGGCTGCGTGATATCGTATTACCACGCAACAGAATGACACAATGTCTGGGCCGTCTTGTAAAAGATGGACCGAAAGGTGTTCATATGCTTTCCTTTGAAGAGGGGGGGTTCTTCCACATTCCATTGCGCTGCGAAATTGTCACACGTTCCGGGGATTTGTGTGACACGTGCGCTGCAAAAGAGGCAAAAACGAAAGAAAAGCTTTGCGGAATGAAAGGAATTACAATTGGAGGGCCGCTTCCTTCCTATTTAATGGGTCGGGTGACAGATCCTATTCCGTATTGGTCGCGGCTCTATGACAGCGCGTGGTTCCGTCTAAAGATAGAAGAAGGATACACACTCAGTGAAGAAACAATGGTAAAGGTGAAAGAGGCTGCTAAGAAGGCATATGAGGACGTGACGACGGTGCCTCCTGAACCCCTACCCTCCAAGGTGAAGGCTACAAAGAAGCCAGTATCCGCTGCAACAGAGCCACCCAAGCCGAAATCTATAAAGAAGCCAGTCTCGGCCGAAAAGCTACTGGAAGAACTCCCCGTGATTGAGCCCGAACAAAAGACGCCCGTGAAAAGGAAACCGGCAGTGAAAAAGGGAGCGCAACAAATTCCAATTCCCATGACACAAGTAGTGGGGACAATAGATATATCCGATCATGAAGTCATTCACATTTCTGTGCGAAAACAGGAAGTGGATGGGCGTCTGTTCTACCTGGATTCCAAGAAGGACAAACTCTATGATATGAAATGTAAATATGTGGGGCGCCTGAAAGATGGGGCTGTCGTAGATTATCCGGATTCAGATGCGGATACATCTTAGCGCTGGGAAGAAGCTATAGCTGCTGTAATATTATAGGATGTATTGGTTCCTGCGATATTCGCCTGGGCAATGGGATTTTGTATATAAGGGGCAACCGTTTCCCCCGCTGCCGCTTGACCTTGAAATGTAGCTACACCAATACTCGCATCAAGAGATCCCCCCTTTGTCATATAAGAAGAATTATTCGCCTGTACCATTGACGTAACAACTTTTCCAGCAAACATTGTCTGTGCGGCCTTGTGCTGTACACGAGTTACATGGCTAAAGTCGCGATTGGACATTTCTACAGGGGTTTAAGATTTTTCTTATCTACAAATACAGAAATGAGCTGGATTTCTATCGGGCAATACCGTAATCCCCCACTTCCTATCCGACCTATACCGGCTCATATGAATCGTATCGTATGGAAAAAGCCAGAACCTTTAGCCCCTCTTAAACCAATTCCTACCCCCATCAAATCCACCCGCTGGAGATATTAGACTAGGCGCGATGTCAAGGACCACATCCCTTCTACAGATGCGTTGCGTGCCCACCAATCTCTACAGGCCGCTGACATGACAGTCCACCGCTCTGCTGTAACTTGTATAACCAATTTAGCTTCCTCTGGCGTCTTCACGCGGAAATAATGAAGCCCTTCCACGGGCGGATCAGCATACGAGCTCATATCTACTTCAGGTGCTACCACGGGGACACATCCCATGGCCATACACTCAATCTCTCGGTGGCATTTTGTGCCATATCCCGCGAGACAGAGACCATATTTTGCGAATGTTAAACGTTCCAGATATTCTTCGTGCGTATATAAATAAGTATCTACGTTCGTCGTATTGTGATAAAAATCATCGCACGCCTCTTCCCAATTACACTCTGTGCGCCTCTTATGCTGTATCGCATTCTCAGAGCGTCCATAAAATACCAGATTCTTGTCGCGCACCTCATAGGATCTTGTAGGGAGGCCGCGCGATACGATTTCTTCCACGAGAGCCGGCCTACGCGGCCAGAAACTCCAGGCTCTCCCACCGCTGGGTGGAGCAGGATTTCCAAATAGGGCGATCTTATAAGGCGGATCTGAGCTGCGATTCAACCATTCCAATGTAGGGCGATCGTATAACAGAGTTTCACCCACTCCTCCAAGCCATACTTGTTCTACATACTTCTCTACGACTGTCACATATCCGCGCTCCCCCCATAGCTTTGCCATTTCTCGAAAAGAATCCCCCGCGTGATCATAAAAGCCCTGGCGCCTTGCAGGAAGAATTAGAATCTGATCCTTTTTCTCTAAGACAGGTGCCACCGCCTGTCGCATATCATCCGCCAATTTCGAAAGAACTGTCTCTTTTTCATTCTTATGCGGGACACCCTTTGCAACAATCTGTAGGCGATATTGGAGACCTGCCGCGGCACAAATATGTAAGAGCGACGCATTCGGCTCCATCTCTGATTGTATTTCCCAGACATGGGCCCCCAGAGGGAGAACCCACATCCAAGATGCCATGGCACGAGAAGACATGGCAACACCCCACGCCCCTTGAAGGGCTTCTAAACAAATATCAAGAGACGTTCTACCAGGCCACAACACCCTTATAGATATGCCGAATTCACTCAACTTTTGTTCAAAATACTCATCCAGCTCCTCCGTAATCCATGTATCATCCACAAGTAGTACAAGCCTTTTAGACGCTACCGCCGCCTGCCACCCACCAAGCCCCAAATTCTTCCTCAGAGCCTCAATCTCCTCCTTCGAGACAAGATCAGGCAACTTATCTTCATAGGGCCATACGAGCGCCTTTTTACACCAAATCTGTTGATTCTCGTCTCGCGATAGCACAGGAATTTCCTTATTGGGCCATCTAAACATTTTAATTGCCTCCATACACGCGCGATTCTTAGCACACCAGAATTCTCCTCCAGGCATTCTCTCACGCATCAGAAAAATCTTGGACATGTATGCGAGAATAAATTTCCCTGCGTCTGTGGCAACATCGTTCGGCAGCGGGGCAATAAGCGCCTCATCTACCGACAAAGATGCGGTCATAGAACTTAATTGCGAGTCGGACCATGCTTGTATAGAGGATTTCGTCTTTCCCACTAAAATAGAGTCATATGTGTATACCAGACCTTCGCGTGTCTCAAAGACATCCTTCATCTCGTAGATGGGTATAGGGGGTGGGGTACACATATTCAACTCCGCAGCTTCCAAGACAAGTTTATCTTCAGTAGATCTCTTCACCATGGAACAATATGTCCTGGCCTGCGCCACACTTAGAGGGCCCTTTATGGGTCTCGGAAAGGGTGACCGTTTCCATTCTTCAGTCGGCTTTCCCCAGTCCATAACGGGACGCATATCATGGAGACCCGTTGGCTGAATATATAGATAGCTCGGCTTATCCACAATATTCCGAGGATCATAGGTGCGCACATCGCTCGCGTGATAGTGATATGTGCGCAGAGTGAGCGCAGGGTTCGCCACCAGAAAGCGCTGTTTGAACATTTCCAACGTAATCGCATTATCACATCCACCTTGACCAAAAGGAAAGTTGAGCGCGCTCCAATCCCATTTCAACGACTTTACTACTTTTGCAGAAACAACCCACGTATCCTGCGAATCAGCGCGAGGTCCAAACAATTTCGCAGCTTCTATGTCGGCAGGAGCTGTTCCCGCGACATCCCATCGAAGAAGAGCGAGGAATTTCGGCTTTGTCGTCATATCCGTCGACCATAGCATTCGCCAACTCTTGTCGTCCAAAAAAATGTCCGCGTTCGCAAAAGCAATAAGAACATCTTCAGGTGCCTCTTCATAGATCCAACGAATGACGTCGGCATACGTGAGACGCTTCCCAATCACTTGCTCCCGTATTTTCCCATCCAAAGGCTGTCCCATAGCTTTCTCATTCAATAAAACGATACGATCCACAACGGAACATTCGGTGTTTTTCTTCAAACACGCGTCAATCTCCTGTTTTCTCTTATTCTTTACAGGCTCGTAGTATTGTGTAACTAGCCACAGCTCCTGCGGCTTCTCTACCGTGGAATGTAATAAAAGCCCCCTATCCGCGCAAAAGCGTGTCCGCTCCTCCGAAGCTACAACGGGAAATGTTCTACCAACATGAACGGACAAGGCAACGAGCGCCTTTGCATCCTCCTTCGTGCCATCCCATGCGGCCCCTGTAAAAGGATACAAGTCATGTATTTCATCTAGACACAAAATGTTCGTCATTTGTAATTCTAAAAGCTTGTCCATTCCCATAAGAGTCACAAGAGCTCGCGTAAGTATAACAATGCGCGCATTGGACCCCTTTCCCGATTCCAACCACTCTTTTACTACCTCTGTATTATTTAGACATACAACAATATCTGGAACGAGCCCCGCTTTACACAGCGCATCTGCTACAGTCGTATCCGTGACTCCCAGATCCCACCGATTCCAACGAGCTGTTTCACTCGGCACCGCGTCAAACCACACAAGGGTTTTCTGATCACGCCACACGGACGTGTCCAGATTTATAATACGTAAATCTTTTCCCGTTTTGGGATTTCTCGCCAGCATCTCTACAAAGAATTAGGGCCCTATACCTTAGGCCATATAAACGTCCTGAAATAGCAGTATTTAGATGGAACGCTGTGCTTATTTAGTCAATTCAACACCCAAATATTATTATCTTTTAACACTCCATTTTACTCTTCTAAAACGTTACGCGCCTGGGCTGAAAATGCCCCTTTTCTTGGCAACCGAGGAACCGAATCATCCCACCTGTAAAGAAGTCGCCGCCATGGGTGTAGAGCTAATTCCTCTAGCCAAGGCCGACGCGGGATTCTTAGATTCTCGTCGCGCCGCATTGGAAGTTCTCAAACCCCGATACGAATATGTGCTACCAGTCCAGGAAGACTTTCTACTGGATCGCACGCCCGATTATATCGCCCTAGAGACAGGCCTTTCGCTTCTAAAACATGCGACGAGTGTGAGGCTGATGCCATGCCCGGGTCCGGGTGGTTTGGCACTTGAAAAGGCACCCCAGTGGGCGCACATTCCAGAATCCGATACGTATTCCTTCACATTTCAAGCTACACTTTGGAAAACGGCGGATTGCTGTCATTGGTATACAGCACTCTGTAACAAATTAGAGATTGAGTGGCCACGAGCTACAACGCCACCCCAGACACGCCTACATATGGAAATTCGGGCAAACTTCGCAGAGAATACTGAAGGTCAGCGATTCTTTCGAGAAGTATCAAAGGGATTACATGTAGGCTGGAGACGGGCCGGGTCATGGTCCAATTCCGTGTATTTGTCGCCATGGCCCTATCGTCCCACAGCAATTGTGCAGGGAAAGCTGGAACCATGGGCGGCCGAGATGGCCAAACGAGAGGGTTTCACCGCAAAGTTACTCCAACCCTAAAAACCTGCGCCCAATCTTACTCGTTATAAACATACCACACCCAGCGGCAATCTGAAGATAAAATATATTACTCTTCTTGGTACAGCAGAGTAAATAGGCCGACAAACCGATAAAAACCAATGAACAAAGCCAGAACAACTTGGTGAACGTATCCATTCTACCTACTACGAAAGAAATGAATTTAAACAAAATGCCTGTTGACTCTTCCAGGATATCCATGACCAAAAAGAACCATATAAATTAACACGACGGCGGATACTACAATGCTCCTGTTTTCTGCAACCACGGAACGCTGCCCCAGCCCATATACCATAAACAAATATAGCACATAAACAAATATAGCAGAAACCCGATAATAACTGCGTGAAAAACCATAACCAATCCACGCTCTACTGCCATTGTATATAAATGTATAAGATAATAAACGGATTTAAGGGCCAGTCATGGGAGGAGCATTCCCATCTTGGTTATAGACATGAAGAAATACCGCATTACTCATAGGTGTATAATTATCCATAGTCACTAAATATCCATTACTGAAACCACTCCTGGGGCCGATAAAGTAGGCGCAATAGTCATCGGGCACTAAATTCGCCATAGCCCCTGGAATCCTATGATACAATGTATAATACGCACCATATGCGCCATCCATAAGGGCATTGCTCGATAGGACAGCCGGGTCTAGTTCGAGCTTTATTTGCGAGTTAAAATAATTGGAACTGTATGCATTTGAATTCTGCGAAAGCATATACGCACCCTGGGATGCCTTTTCCAGAATTTGGACACCTCTAGGGGACTGATACTGCACAAAGGTTGAAAACTCCTTCACGAGATTATAGGGTGTGCTCGTGCCAAGATACATGCGCTGAAACAAATAATTCGGATTCACCTCCAAAAACATGCGCGTGGTAGAATTCGGATGAATGTAACGAAGAAACGGGGCGACCGTAAAGCTCACTGTGCTGAAATATACATCGCCAGTGGAATAAAAGTTGGGATACGGCTCTATGGTAGACATTGGCAGATTCTTGCCGGTATTCGGGCTCCAATCCCACCCATATCCATTGTATTCGTCAATATTGTAAAAGGTGGAGAATGGAATGCTGCTTATAAAACTCGCATAGCCGGCATTGGTGGATAGAGTGCTATAGGAATAGCCAGGCCAAGCACGTGCTACCGCAGAAAGATCCGCATACCCCGTCGCACTAAAAGAACTAATGGAGAAGAAAACCGTCCGAAGGTCCGTGATGGTAGAAAGCTGAAGATCTCCCACACCAATGAATTTCAGCGTAGATTGCGTCGTCGACATTGTAATATTTTCGGCATTTGGGACAGACTCTGCCGCAAGACGCGATACAAATGGCACAGTGTTTTGAGCAACCAGGAGGTTCGGTGCCGCATTGCTAAACGTAAATGTGCTCGTTTGAGGATCTACATATGCGCGAAATAACCCCTGTAGTCCTATGGTGCTAAATGTTGCGGCATGACCCACGGTGGATGCTGTTAAGGTGGAACCATGAGGATCCACAAAAGCGTCAAAATACGGGGGCGTGATAGAGCTAACAGAATTCCAATAGGCATTCCCAGCGCCGTTGGATATAAGAACATAGGATGCTGGAATATAGCCATTTGTTGGAGAACGAGCATAAATCTGTCGGAGTGTAATGATATCGGTATCAAGGGTTTTTAGACTAGCTGCCATCTACCTCTGTCTTAGAATGACAGATTCTGAATTGTCAGGAAATACGAATTGGTAGATGCGTAAAATACATTCATATTGGGGGAACGAAATCCTACATTCGTCATATATGAAATAGACCCTGGCATCATATGTGTAAGAACATAGGGATTTTGATAGGCGCCCACTATCTGCGAACCAGGTATAGAAATCTTAAAGGGCTGCTGATAAAAGTTGGAATATCCATTCACAGAATTTACACCGGCGACCATAGTCTGAAAACAGCTACTGAGATAGGAAGTTCCGTATTGAACATATGTATCCATGGGAAATGCCTTGGATGTCACAGAAGCATTCGTAATAGTATCAAATTGGAACGTGGGATAGGCTTCTAGCGTGATCCGGCTCGCGGAAGTAATAATGCTGGAGAATCTGTCGAATTGAAGATTCATAGTAGAAAAAGACAGGTTCGAATTACCTGTAGTGAGTCCCGTTAGAGCGCCATTCTCTCCCTTGTATGTAATGGTAGAATTCACAAAGCTACTGAGAAATGTAATAGCTTCCACCGACGATATATAGACATCTGATCCGTAAATACTCATTGCCCCCGCCCGGTCAATATAAATGTTCTGCTTTGCTGCCTGTATTCCTTGGCTGGTGCTGAGAAGTGTTTGTGTGCTAACATATCCATAGGTGCCGAGTGAAGAAATAAGGCCACATGTAGTGCTGGGAAGATTGGAGCCATATACGACACCGTAAAAGGATGCATTACTCTCACTAAAATATTTCGTGCTCAAAAGATATTGTTGATTGAGACTGTTAAAGTTAATATACGGAGGATCCGATGTCCCTGTTACAACAACGCCGAGATTCCCCCCAGATGTTGTGGGAGGATATAGAATCCCGGCCATAGTGCTCGCAAGAGACAGAGAACTTACATAGGATGCACTTCCCAAGTTTTGGACAGTGCTTTGTAACGAAAGACTACTGATATATCCATATGTCCCGAGACCCACTACCGTAGAGCGGTCTTGGTTATTCAAGCCCACACAAGAACTTAGTAGAGTCGGAGAGCTAATGTATCGGGAGGATCCGAGGCCGACGACAGTGCTCTGTATGTTTGACATGAAGGATAGAGAACCATTCAAAAACGGTGTCATGGAACTTGTAAGATCGGCGGTGCTAATATATTGAGCAGGCCCCTGGATCCAACTGACAGTGCTTTGAAGTTGGAAGCCTGTAATACTACCCGGTATGCCTCCGAGGCCAATCTGTGTAGAAAGAGTGGAATAGCTTGTAGCTACAATAGTCGATATGGAAGATGCTGCCCCATAAATCTGTAGAAATGTGGATGGTAAATAGCCAATCTTACTACCGTCCATGGCAGACTGGCTACTGATTGTTTGAAATACATCCTGCCATACACGTACGCCTTGACCATCGGCAACTTGAAATGAATTTGCTGGATAGGGTGTGTTGGTATTTGAATTGATGGAATATAGCAGACCCTGAAGTTGAATCTCTAAATCATTTGTCCGACTCATCGCGGGTTCTACATCAAGATAAGAATACCATCTCCTGAATAAGTCGCACATCACACTAGAATGCCAGGGGGTGGTGGTTTATTACAACTCGTTGCAATGGGAAAACAAGATGTTTTTTTAACCGGAAATCCCCAAATTACATGGTTCAAAATGGTCTATCGTCGTTATACGAATTTTGCGATAGAGTCCCAGCAGATTTATTTTGATGGCGATCCAGATTTCGGAAAACGTATTACGGCGGTTGTTGCGCGTCGTGGAGATCTTATTGGTCCTATGACATTGGAAATAGTTCTGCCTTATATAACCATGACGGATGGTTCAGCTGGGGCGTATGTAAATACGGCTGGATATGCCCTTATTGAGGAAATTACTTTGGAAATAGGGGAGCAGGAGATTGATAAACAGACCGGAGAGTGGATGCAAATCTGGTCAAGCCTGACAACGACTGCAAGCCAGCGTGACGCTCTGAACAATATGATTGGGCGCGTGGACGGTTTAAACGTTCCGAGCGCAGCAGTACCCTCGGGCGCCTGTTCCGTGGGAACCTATAAATACGGTGCTCAGAAACTCTATATTCCTCTCCAATTCTGGTTTAATAAGAATCCTGGTCTATATTTACCTCTTCTCGCAATGCAATATCATACCGTCCGTCTGAATGTGAAACTCCGGGATCTTGCCAGCATGATTGATAATTCAAATATGACAGCTACATGCGCTACAGTTCAACCGGTTCCCGCAAAGATACCCGAATTCCGTTTGTGGGGCGATTATATATTCCTTGATACCGAGGAGCGTCGTAGATTTGTGGCAAATACGCATGAATATCTGATTGAACAGATTCAGTATACTCCGAAAACGTCTATTCCCGAGAAAGTGAATACACAGACGGTGCGTATGGAATTTAATCACCCAATTCGGGAAATTTTCTGGATACTTCGTCGGGATGTCATGGAAACAACGCATGAATGGTTTAATTGGGGATCCACATCATTACATGAAGCAGGCATTTCACGAGATATGCTACAAGACGCCGTCTTACAAATAGATGGATTTGACCGGTTTGATACACGCGACGCAGGATACTTTCGCCTCGTCCAACCATTCCAATATCACACGACCACGGATGTGAAGCAATTTATCTATCTCTATAGCTTTGCACTCCGGCCAGAAGAAATGCAACCCAGCGGATCCTTGAATGCGAGTCGCATAGACAATATGAATCTAAACGTGAATCTCCGCCCCGACACTTATGAACCAACACAATTATTTTTTGATAGTACGGGCAACCGAGTCCCCGAAGGTAGTGCGTCTATTGATCCGTCAAGGACAGTAATAAATCCTGCGTATGTTCCTCTTCGTGGTAAATGCTCTATCGTTGTTTATGCAACAAATCACAATGTCCTGCGCGTAGTCAATGGATTCGCGGGTCTACTTTTCAAGATTTAGCTCGGAAGCCTGAATAGCGATGGATAACACTGCCAATCAAGTAGGCGGCTTATCTTTATCAGGCCTATCTTTGCCAAATATACCAGGGTTACCAAGTGTACCTAAGATTCCTGGTCTGCCAAGTTTACCAAGTTCCATAACAAGCAAACTCCCTGGGGCAGCAGCACCCATTGTAGCAGCGGTAACACCTCCTGCAGCCCCAGCTACAGGATTGGCCAAATACATTCCATTTAACGTTGAATGGTTTGGTCTTTTTATTCTGGCAGGAGGCATCCCATTTCCCCCCTTTTCTTATCTAGGCTACGGCGGACTAAACCTCTGGGCTACAGGATCGTTAATGTATTTTGCGATGAAAGCCGCCACCCAGGCATTTCTCGTATTTATAAATACATTTGTAAGTGTCTATTATCCCAATCTGTGGTGGGTGGGATATCTTCTGGTATTGAACCCATGGTATGTATTTGATATTCTCCAAATGTTCAGTCCGGCATTCGCGGAAGAGGGATACAAAGTTCCATTTACACATTTTAATCCCGCCAAGCCTGTGGGGAAACCGATGATTATCAATGGTAAAAAAACGTTTGCGGCAGGAAAAGTCACCGGAGCTCTTTTAGCAGCGGCCCTTGTCTTTCTCGGCACCGGCACATATGGCCTATTAAATATGCTACCACCCTCCATTACGGCTGGATACAAGCCTATCGTGAATACTATATTTGCTATCTTAGGGGCAATCACCGCAATCGGGGGTGGTAGTTTTGGCATGATGATGCTTCCAACGTTAATAAAAAGCCTACAGTCTAACTCGGCTGAATATACCGCAAGTGTAGCGGCCGTCACCCCCCAAACGGGTGGTAGCTCCGAACTCCCAAGTTTAGACAAAATTGCGAATGATATTCTGGAACACACAACTACACAAACCGGTGGGGGATCCACCGAGGATGTAAGTTCCAATATTTTTCTCGGAACTCTAACGATTGTAACTTTGGCTGGGATCAGCCTCGCGCTCGCCCGGTCAAAGACAGAATCTGGATTAAATGTATAATGAAGTATCTTATGTCTCAAGAAGAGTTTGAACAGCTCATCGGCCGCCAACCTCTTCCCGAGGGGGAGACACTCCCCCCCTTTACCGTCATCTATTTTACGGCCACTTGGTGCGGAGCATGTCGTCGTCTCAATATGCCCGAGTTGGAAGAGGCGTTTCCCGACGTAAATTGGCTAAAGTGTGACGTGGATCAAAATAACTATACCCCTGGCTACTGCGGTGTGAAATCTATTCCCGCATTTCTTATTGTAAAAGATAAGGCCGTCCTTGGTCCATTCACTTCCAATAGCAATGACAAAGTGAAAGAATGGATCACATCAAATCTCTAATCTTACAATAAATGAATACGAAAACTGTGAAACAGATTTTTGCAATCGTAGGGTCTTTTATTGTAATATATTACATAAGCATGAATTATGATTCCTTGAAGGAAATCGCCAAGAAATAAACGTATATTAAAATATGGAAACCGAAGCCCCTTATGATACTATCATAGTAGGCTCCGGTATAGCAGGACTCTATACAGCCGTGGAAGTCTTGAAAGCTCACCCAAAGTCACGTGTAGCAGTCTTTGAAAAATACAAGAATCTCGGAGGAAGAGTCTATACATTTCGTCAAACGATTGAAGGAAAAGCTCTTCAATGGGAGGGAGGAGCTGGGCGCATCTCAGAGAATCATACGATGGTTCTGGATCTCTTGAAACATTACAAACTCACATTTCAACCCATAGGCGGGGATATTCAATACAAGGATACATATACATCCCCCTTGGAGCCTGATATTTTTGAATCGGGCATCCCCGTCTTTATGGATACATTGCACGCACTCCCTGCCGCAGATCTACAGAGACATACCATTCGCCAACTTCTCACGCGACTTCACGGGGCCAAAAAGGCGAATACATATCTCATTCGATTTCCCTATAGAGCTGAAGTGGATGTCATGCGGGCTGATATGGCTCTCCGGCTTTTCTCCAAAGAATTCCGAAAGGACGAGAGATATGGAATTTGCGCAGAAGGACTTTCGGCTCTTATAGGCGCCCTGCGCGACGATGCAACCAAACGAGGTGCCGTATTTTATAGGGAACATACCCTGGTAGATGTTGAAGAAGGCGAGGAGGTGGTTGCCACATTTGAACACGATTCCGAGCTAGTTCGTGTAAAGGGGAAACAGATTGTCCTGGCGATTCCTTCCGAGGCTCTCAAACATGTGAAACCATTCGCCAAGTGGCACGTGCTTCGGCATCTTAGCATGGAACCTCTCCTACGATTCTATGGGGCCTTTCCGAAAGAGAATGGGGCCGTCTGGTATGAAACATATGGGGGACGCATTGTTACGTCCGAGCCAGTCCGCTATATTATTCCTGGAAATACAGAGGTTGGTTCCATGCATATGTCGTATACAGATACGCAAGATGCCCAATTCTGGATTCAAAAGCTGAAAACCGAGGGCGAGAAACGGGTTGGAGAAGAAATGGTATCCGAACTACGCCGGCTTTTACAGCCGTCTATCCCTCCGCCCTATTTCGTAAAAGCCCATGCGTGGGATCACGGAGTCACATATTGGCTTCCTGGCGCATACGATCCAGTAGATCTCTCCAAAGAGGCCCTGAGACCTTTTGCAGCAATGCCGAATGTTCATGTGGTAGGGGAATCCTTTTCTTTACGCCAAGGATGGATGGAAGGCGCTCTTGAACACGCCGCGCAGCTTTTAAACCGGTATCTAAAATAAAATTGAACTAATCACCCACAAAATACCAACATCAAACATGGAATCCATTATAAAGTTTAGTTTCCCCAGTCTAACCTACAAATGTTCGTTAAATCTGAGAGGTCGGCGACGATATGGAACTCTTGAGGAACTTCTTGCTACGCAGACAGGTGTCATATCAACCGTCGGTATGCCCGATGGATCACGAGAGTTCAATACAAGTGTTCGCAATTCCGTCCATTATACTTCCTTTGTAGAGTTTGAGTTGGAAACGGATAGCGTTATATATAATTTAAGAAACCTTAACCATCAAGCAGAATGGTTCGGCCTATTGAAATATGATATCATTGAATATAAGACGGGTGGATTCTTCAAAGAACACCAAGATCGACAAATAAAATCCACACATTATGGCACATTGCTCGTCTTTCCACCTGCAGTAGGGGACTTTACACATACAGGAGGTGAACTCATCTTGGATCGTGGTAAGTTTCAGTTTGACAGTAGCAAGAATACGGAATGGACCTTCATTGCCTTTCAGACGAACACATTTCATGAATGTAAGGAAGTTCTATCAGGTCGACGAATTGTTCTTAAAACGGAGCTGTATTCTGGAGCGCCGATTGAACATCGTCATTATTTAAATTACGAGGATTAGTTTTTCCATATTTATTAGTCCTAATAAATTATATAAATTAAAGTGGTATAATGCCGGTTTGAAATGTTCAGCGGTCTAAAACGCCTTTAGAAAACCACACGCATTGGCAGAGATGGATCCATACCTTTTAATCGCAATACTCCACGTGGTTCTTATTGTCCCCTTCCTACTTTGGATCGGCTTCCAGCGCGCAGCAACTCCCGAATGGGTCTATCATGTTCTTTTTGGAACGGGCCTCTTGATTCTCGCCTACCACGGCTTCAAAGCCGTTGGACGTTTTTTCGCGAAATCCCAGTTTCTATGGGTAAATGTGATCCACGTCCTTTTCGTAGCTCCCCTCCTCCTCTGGATCGGCTACCACGCAAAAAAGACAGAGAGACCTGCGTATGATATGCTCCTTATTGTCGCATTCGGCGCGTTCGGGTATCATCTATACAAGCTGGTAATCATGTCACAAACATTTGTGAAGAGTAATGAAGTATAGATGCCCTATAGAATTGTCTGAAGAAGCTCTTTTTTATCCACAGGTAATTCTATACATTGTGAAATGTGATATAAGAATGCAGTATTACTATTACAAACTTTGTCACATGTAGGGCATGTTAAGTTCTTCGTAGCGAATTTCTTAACATCCTCTTCGCAGTGTTTTCGTATATAATGTATTATACGATTCGCCTTTGTAAGAGTTTTAAACGGACAGCAAGGACATCGGAGGTTTGCGGCATCATGGGATGAGTGTCTAGCAGCTATATGTAGCTCCAGAGTTTGAGAATGAAGAAATTCCTTTTTACAGGTGCTACATTGAAAGGGAAGATGCCCCTCATGTTTCTTCATATGATAGTGCATCGTATTTTGATTCTTTTTGGTTGCCTGGCAAATTCCACATACAAAGAGGCCTTCCGCATTTTTCTGATACACATATGGCATGGCGTGATGTCATGACTTGTAGCCGGTTATTTCAATTTTTTCCGCGTGAGGGTCGGGCTACGACGAACGCTATAGGGCCGATTCGGTAGATAGCGTTTCATGAGATTCAATACTCTCGCGGAGGGCGTGGATTTACTACGCATTTTACGAGATCGACTACGCTGGCTGTTTGGCATCTACTTAATCACCACCTTTTAGAACAGTGAGAGCTGTGCCCGCCGCCACAATATTCCTCCTGTCTAAACCCCGCCTCTGCCTTACAACAAAAGGGATTGTGATTATCCTTTGCATCTTGACATCTCTGGCCGGTTACTGGATCCATATACTGCCCACAATACTTTTTTCCACAAGACCAGCACCATGTCCGACCACATCCAAGACCTATGTGAAATTTATTCTTGTGATCCAAGCCACACGCAAATACATAATCGCACGCGGCATCTTTTAAAGCCCAACGCCCGCACCAGGGACAGCTTTTCGCATCTGTCGTGCCGGATTCCATGTATTTTACTATTATAAAATTTTATACTTCTTTGGACGTAAAGAATGCGCCATACACACCTACAGGAATGGTTGTTATATTAACACTCGCAATTGGGGAAGATTTCCGGAAAAGTCTGAAAGCGGCTCTTCTGTTCAAAAAGCTATACGCAGAAAAACATGGATATACGTATATCCAGGGAGGTGAGGATTTTTGGGATAGAACGAGACCCATCCCATGGTCCAAAGTGAATTTTGTCCTTGAGAACCTAAAGGTATGGCCCGATGGAACCCTCTTCTTTCTTTCGGATGCGGATGTAATGATTACAAATCACGAGCTGCGATTGGAGGACCATGTTGTGCCATTGCTCCCAGACGATAAGGATCTTCTTATGACTATAGATGCCTGCGGACATCTAAATTCCGGAAACATGCTGATGCGAAATTCTCCTTGGTTGCGTGATTGGTGGAAAAGAGTTGGAGAACAGACAGATCTTTTATACCATATTTGGTGGGAGAATGCAGCAATGATCCGGCTGCTTGAGACAGTCCCCACGGACTTGGCCAAAACGGAAACTACGGCAGAACACTGGAAGTTCAATGCGTATTTGCGCGGACTGCCTGGAGAACGCCTATGGACTCCCGATTGTTTTCTCGTCCATTTTGCGGGTGTGTATGACTTGAAAAAGATGGAAGCACTCCAAGATGAAATAATCAATGGAGGGTGCCCGCGAATTTCTTTCTAACATATAATATATAGAAATGAACTCTACTCGCAAGAACATGACTGGCGGAGCTAAAATGCCGGCGGTGGGAACCAAGGCCCAGGTCTATCACGGAACTGCGAAGCACACCAGCGGTGGGCTTACCAAGAAGGATCTGATGAAGACTAAGAAGGGCCGTATTGTGAGTCGCAAGAAGCATGCGGCTGGCAAGAAGGCATTGGCGAGGTTGCGAAAGGCAGGCTACAAGGCAAAGAAGGGCACGTTCAAGCTGTTTAGGAAGTAAACAGTTTGCGTCGCAGAATCAAGCTGTTTAGGAAGTAAACAGTTTGCGTCGCAGAATCAAGCTGTTTAGGAAGTAAACAGTTTGCGTCGCAGAATCAAGCTGTTTAGGAAGTAAACAGTTTGCGTCGCAGAATCAAGCTGTCTTATAAGCCGAAGCGCCTCTTAAAATCGGCAACGGATTCATTGAAGGACGGTTTATTCCACAAAATCCATCGGGAAAGTGCCCCAGGAGTATCTGGTTTCGACCACTTCTCCCCCTTTCCCGTGTGACGCCGTATATAGCGCTGTTTTCGCGTAGCATTCTTGTGCTTGGTATAGTTGGACATTCCAGCCGCACCAAACGAAACTATTTTCTCCCGCCCATTCTTCTCAAAGACGGCATCAAACTTCTTTTCAGGTCGGTGGGAACGACGAATTGTTTTCAGCTTCAGAGTCATCTACTTTATCGTGTTAAAAATGCAGCCACTTCTGTGAGAACTGCCGCGGCTTCCTGGGTATCAATATGTATGTTCATATCTACTCCATCCACCGGATCATACCAATAAAGCGCTCCATGTTTATCTGCCTCGCCCTTTGAAGACCAGACTAAACCCACCTGTGAGGCATGAAGCTCTTTCAAAATAGACCGAATACCTGTCGCGCCAGCCTGTCCCATCCGCGCCACAACAGCCGCCTCTACATCCTCTTGTCGAGCTTCGGGTGACCAGAATATCATATGCCAATCCGGATGTGCTGGGGCTTTCTCGCCCACCGCAAGTAAGGTCGTGCCATCCAATCGCGAAAGAGTATTTAATACAGCAGGAGCAGGGTCCGCACCAGCCCACACAACCCGGGTAGGTTTCGCTGCGTGTTGAATATATGTAAGAGCAAGCTTGAGATCCTGAACATCTCGAATATGAAACGCCGCGTCCCATCCGATATGTAGAAGCCAGCGAGGAGCCGTATGCACCCCCTGAAACACGAGAACCTTGCGCCCACGATGTGCTACTTCCCCATCCAACACTGCCATTTTCCCCTTGACAAAATTCTGGACGAATTTTTGATTGGAGGCCACGCAATAGCTATTGGATCCTCGGAGAGATTCTGAAAACCCCTCTAATCTTACCGTATCCTCTGCCATTTCTAGTCTTGCCTCCGAGTAGAGGAAGATCTAGATGGACGCAATTCGCAGAATTATACCCCTTGCCGTCCTATTTATCGTTTGCGATCTTCCGTGGCTATATACTGTAGGTCCATGGTCACAGGCCATGGTCAAAAAAATACAAGGCGGCTCTCCCATGGTTCTACGATGGGAAGCTGCCCCGCCAGTATACATTGCCCTCGCCTACCTACTTCTTCAAGCAGATAGTATGCTCAATGCGTTTCTTATAGGGTTATGCACGTATGCAGTATATGATTATACGAATTACGCGACACTTACAAACTATGAACCAATGTTTGCAATTGCCGATACATTGTGGGGTGGAATCCTCTTCGTTATCGTCCGTTTTGTGGCGATGAAGCTAAATATCTTGTAAAAAGGTATTCACTCTTTCACGAAGAGCTTCCGTATCTGAAATCCAAGGATTGCGTGGAGGATGTATTTTAATCATTTGTTGCCAGACATACATATACAGGGCTGGAAATCCCCGTATACGATGCCTTTTTGTGAATTCGTAGGGTATGACGCGATTGCAAAATCCAGAATCTAAATATTCTTTATCCGATAGCAGACCAGATCTGTGAAGTGCCTCAAACGCTAAAAATAAAATGGAACGGGCGTGATGTTCCGTAAAGGCTGGGTAAAAGGCTGTCGGGACAACATAGGTTAATCCCTCCTTCTCTTGTTCTTGTAGTTTGTGTTTAGGATCACGGTCATCAAAAAACATGATTTTATTTGTCTGCGGGACACGCTTCGATCGTGTAGCCTCCTGAAAAAGTAGTTTAATAGTGGTTATTGTTTTATTGGGCTGCACATATGTATTTTTGGGGATAAACGTTGGTCTATCGGCAGAACGAAGAGGATTCCAATGATCCGCCATCAGCCCTATAAGATTGGGTGAATGATATATATGCTCAATAAGATACTTGGCAAGTTCCATGGAATAGGAAACACTCGTATTTGAATATATAATAACGGATCGTAGCTTATTATTCTTTTTGGCATTTAAAAGTGGGATAAAGATACTGTCTAAATTTGGTCGTAGGACGATATATAGGAGTTCTGTGTCGCGGAGAAGACTATTTGCAAAAATCATACGAGCCCTTTTCAGTTTGGAAATAAGTTTAGTACTTAGACCGAGTGGTTTATTTATAGCGGATTGTTCAGGGTTATCTAAAAAATCCGGACTCCACAAGTATGCGAGTTGATTTGTTAATTCAAAGAATCCGAGTGTAGCATCCAAATCAAATGCCACATAAGCCATCCTGTTAGGATGTGGGAATCTAAAAATTGACTTTCATTTGCGCGTTACATGTGTATAAAAATGGAGAAGAAAGAAGAGCTCCCACCCCACCCTATCCCATTGGAAGGTGCCGAATATCTAAGGACAATGACGCCGGACCAGAAGAAACTACACCTTATGGCGATTCAAAAACTGGGTTCATCGTATTTTATAGAAAGAACAAAAGGATTTCTTTCTTGGAAGGCATCCCGAAAGGGATAGAACATCTCGCTCTCTTTTTTATCATAGGATCTATATAGAATCACATACTATGGGCGACACCGGGCCTACTGGAGATACTGGCCCTACTGGCCCGACAGGGTCTCAAGGATTGAATGGTATATCAAGTGGCTTGGTACTATATCTGGATGGAGCTGGAGGGGCAGCTCCGCAAACGGGGACACTTCTTAAGATACCGAATACTGGAACACAAACAACGATTACGTCAGGGACTCAGACAAATACGAACAATGTGCTGTTAGGGACATTTACGAGCGCAGCGAATTCCACAGAGTTCGTAACAGTTTTAGCAGGTATATGGGAATATAATATCTATTTTTCAGCAGCTACAACCGCAGGTGTAACCTATTATACCGATCTTTACTACGTGGATTCGGATGGGACGAGTAATCCAGTTTTAATAGCTAGCGGGAATTCTGGAAATTCAACCGCCGTATCAGCAGGGGCGCAAGATATTTATTCGTATAGCTTATATGTTCCAATCACCACGTTGCCCGATATAACGAAGCGATTTCGTGTGCGAATATATGGAAATTTTTCGGGAAACAATCGCAGCACAACGATTGAATTACGGGATGGCACATTGTCTCATATTCGCACTACACTAAATGCAAATATTCAGGGTCCCACGGGTGACACGGGTGAAACTGGACCAACGGGTGAAACGGGTCCTACGGGAGCTGATTCCACTGTAACAGGTCCTACAGGTCAGGCGGGTCCTACGGGTTCCACGGGTTTCACGGGTTCTACAGGTCCTACAGGGGAACGTGGTATTGCGTCACTATCATGGACATATAAAATAGATCTAGTATCAACTGGTAATACAGATCCTGGAAATGATACGTTAGGATTTGTAACATTACCTTACACAACCGCATCACAGATTGTCATAAATGATAATCCATATGGAGTAAACACAACAATTCATAATGTCCTTCTAAGTATTCAACAAGGGTATCTTACGTTAACAAGCGAAGCTGATCCAGGAACGTATTCTACTTGGAAAATTACATCTGTAACAGATCCTGGTGGAAGTTATGTTCTTTTTGATATTTCAGATATAACGGGATATGGAACATTAACGAATAATGAATTGGTGACATTATCTCTATCTCCCTTAGGTCCTACTGGCGCGGATTCCACGCTTACAGGCCCAACAGGTGAGGCGGGGCCAACGGGTGAAACGGGTCCTACTGGCGCTGATTCCACGGTTACGGGGCCAACAGGTGAAACAGGTCCTACTGGTGAAACGGGCCCTACGGGAGCTGATTCGAGTGTTACAGGTCCTACAGGTGAAACGGGTCCTACTGGTGAAACGGGCCCTACGGGAGCTGATTCGAGTGTTACAGGCCCTACAGGTGAAACGGGTCCTACGGGTGAAACTGGGGCAACAGGGGATACGGGTCCTACTGGCGCTGATTCCACTGTTACGGGTCCTACTGGTGAGACAGGTGACACAGGCCCTACTGGTGAAATAGGCCCTACTGGTGAAACAGGTCCTACAGGAGCTGATTCAACTGTTACAGGTCCTACAGGTGAAACAGGCCCTACAGGTGAGACGGGCCCTACAGGAGCTGATTCCACTGTTACGGGGCCTACTGGTGAAACGGGCCCTACTGGTGAAACAGGTCCTACTGGTGAAACAGGTCCTACTGGTGAAACGGGTCCTACTGGTGAAACGGGCCCTACCGGTGAAACGGGTCCAACAGGAGCTGATTCCACTGTTACAGGTCCTACTGGTGAGACAGGTCCTACAGGAGCAGATTCCACGGTTACGGGGCCAACAGGTGAAACGGGTCCTACAGGTGCAGATTCCACGGTTACGGGGCCAACAGGTGAAACGGGTCCAACAGGAGCTGATTCCACTGTTACAGGGCCAACAGGTGAAACAGGTCCTACAGGAGCTGATTCCACGGTTACAGGTCCTACAGGTGAAACGGGTCCTACAGGAGCTGATTCCACGGTTACAGGTCCTACTGGTGAAACGGGTCCTACTGGTGAAACAGGTCCAACAGGTGCAGATTCCACAGTTACAGGGCCAACAGGTGAAACAGGTCCTACAGGAGCTGATTCCACGGTTACAGGTCCTACTGGTGAGACAGGTCCTACAGGAGCAGATTCCACGGTTACAGGTCCTACTGGTGAGACAGGTCCTACAGGAGCAGATTCCACGGTTACGGGGCCAACAGGTGAAACGGGTCCTACAGGTGCAGATTCCACGGTTACGGGTCCTACAGGTGAAACGGGCCCTACAGGTGAAACGGGTCCTACAGGAGCAGATTCCACTGTTACAGGTCCAACAGGTGAAACAGGTCCTACAGGAGCTGATTCCACGGTTACGGGGCCAACAGGTCAGACTGGCGCTACTGGCGCTGATTCCACAGTAACAGGTCCTACAGGTCAGACTGGCGCTACTGGCGCTGATTCCACAGTAACAGGTCCTACAGGTCAGACTGGCGCTACTGGCGCTGATTCCACAGTAACAGGGCCAACAGGTGAAACAGGTCCTACAGGAGCTGATTCCACGGTTACGGGGCCAACAGGTCAGACTGGCGCTACTGGCGCTGATTCCACAGTAACAGGTCCTACAGGTCAGACTGGCGCTACTGGCGCTGATTCCACAGTAACAGGGCCAACAGGTGAAACAGGTCCTACAGGAGCTGATTCCACTGTTACTGGTCCAACAGGTCAGACTGGCGCTACTGGCGCTGATTCCACAGTAACAGGTCCTACAGGTCAGACTGGCGCTACTGGCGCTGATTCCACAGTAACAGGTCCTACAGGTCAGACTGGCGCTACTGGCGCTGATTCCACAGTAACAGGTCCTACTGGTGAGACGGGTCCTACAGGAGCTGATTCCACTGTTACAGGTCCTACTGGTGAGACTGGCGCTACTGGCGCTGATTCCACTGTTACAGGTCCTACAGGTCAGACTGGCGCTACTGGCGCTGATTCCACAGTAACAGGTCCTACAGGTCAGACTGGCGCTACTGGCGCTGATTCCACGGTTACAGGTCCTACTGGTGAAACGGGTCCTACAGGAGCTAATTCCACTGTGACAGGTCCTACTGGCGAAACAGGTCCTACTGGCGCTGATTCCACGGTTACAGGTCCTACTGGTGAGACGGGTCCAACAGGAGCAGATTCCACGGTTACAGGTCCTACAGGTCAGACTGGCGCTACTGGCGCTGATTCCACAGTAACAGGGCCAACAGGTCAGACTGGCGCTACTGGCGCTGATTCCACAGTAACAGGTCCTACTGGTGAGACGGGTCCTACGGGAGCAGATTCCACAGTAACAGGTCCAACAGGTCAGACTGGCGCTACTGGCGCTGATTCCACAGTTACAGGGCCAACAGGTCAGACTGGCGCTACTGGCGCTGATTCCACAGTAACAGGTCCTACAGGTGAAACAGGTCCAACAGGAGCTGATTCCACAGTAACAGGTCCAACAGGTCAGACTGGCGCTACTGGCGCTGATTCCACGGTTACGGGTCCTACAGGTGAAACAGGTCCAACAGGAGCTGATTCCACTGTTACAGGTCCAACAGGTCAGACTGGCGCTACTGGCGCTGATTCCACAGTAACAGGTCCAACAGGTCAGACTGGCGCTACTGGCGCTGATTCCA